AGACTGCGATGGACCCAAGGTATTGGAACGCCCAATACATGCAACAGCCGACCAGTGAAGCGGCGGCGATGGTCAAAAGAAGTGACTGGAGAATATGGGAGCCTGACGACCCACCCCCGTGTGAGTTTGTTATTCAGAGTTGGGACACGGCGCACGAGACAAAGAACACCTCCGACTACTCAGCCTGTACAACGTGGGGGGTCTGGTATAACGAGGAGGAGGGCAATCGACCCTCAATAATGTTGCTCGATGCGTTCAAAGACAGGATGGCGTTTCCTGAACTAAAGGAGACAGCGCTTAAACACTACAAAGAGTGGAGGCCGGATGCGTTCTTAGTGGAGAAGAAAGCCGCAGGTGCGCCATTAATACAAGAATTCCGTAGAATGGGTATACCCGTCGATGAGTTCAGCCCATCACGGGGCAACGACAAAATAGCTCGATTAAACGCAGTGTCGGATTTATTTGCCAGCGGTGCTGTCTGGGCACCTGATCGCCGATGGGCGCGAGATGTTATTGAGGAGGTGGTGGCGTTCCCAGTCGGTGAGCATGACGACTATGTGGACACAATGACACAGGCGCTACTGCGTTTCCGAAACGGAGGGTTTATCACGTTGCCAAGCGACGAGCCAGATGAACCGCGATTCTTTAAATCCAGCCGCAGGGCGGCGTACTACTAGGAGCCATCATGGCAGTTGAAAAAGGTTTATACCAAGCCCCCATGGGTATCGAGGAAGAGATTGAAGATGTCATGGGTGAGCCAGATCTTGAGATCGAGATTGAAGATCCAGAGGCTGTACGCCTGTCTGTTGACGGAGAAGAGATCCTTGAGATCGCAGAAGGCGAAGGGGGGCCAGACTTTTATGGCAACTTGGCTGAAGAAATGGACGAAGACCAGCTTGAAGCCCTTGGGGTTGAACTGCTCGATGACATCAAACGCGACAAAGACTCCCGTAAAGATTGGGAAAACACCTACAAGGAAGGGTTAACCCTACTAGGTTTGAAGTATGAAGAGCGCACGGAGCCGTGGGAGGGTGCGTGTGGGGTGTTCCATCCGATGATTACCGAGGCTGTGGTGCGGTTCCAGTCAGAAACGATCATGGAGACCTTCCCAGCGCAGGGTCCGGTTAAGACAAAGATAATTGGTAAAGATACTCGGGAGAAAGAAGAAGCTGCCCGACGCGTTAAAGACGACATGAATTACGAGTTGACCGAGCGGATGCCTGAGTTTCGGTCCGAGCATGAGCGGATGTTGTGGAATCTGCCAGCTACAGGTAGTGCATTTAAGAAAGTTTTCTACGATCCAAACCTCCAGAGGCAGGTCTCGCTGTTTATTCCGGCTGAGGACGTGATTATTTCGTATGGAGCCTCGTCAATTGAGACGGCTGAGCGTGTATCGCACCGGATGTACAAGACTAAAAACGAGATTCGCAAACTTCAGGTGGCGGGTTTCTACCGGGATGTGGACATTGGCGAGCCGCAGCGCACAAAAGATGAGATTGAAGAGCGCAAAAACAAGGAGACGGGGTTCAATAGCCTAAATGACGACCGTTATGAGCTGTATGAGTGCCATGTAAACCTCGATTTGGAGGGTTACGAGGACAAAGAAGACGGAGAACCCACAGAAATTGCCATTCCGTACGTGGTTACAGTCATGGGCGGCACGGGAGAAGTCCTTGCCGTGCGCAGAAACTACTACGAGGACGACCCCACCAAGGCGCGACGCGACCATTTCGTGCACTACGTCTACATTCCGGGGTTTGGGATCTATGGATTTGGACTTTTCCACCTGATTGGTGGGTTTGCGCGGTCGGCGACCTCGATAATGAGGCAGTTGGTTGATGCCGGTACGCTCTCAAACCTCCCCGGAGGGTTAAAAGCCAGAGGTCTGCGTATTAAAGGCGACGACACCCCCATTGCTCCGGGCGAGTTCAGGGACGTGGACGTGGGTTCGGGGGCCATACGCGACAACATCCTCCCGCTCCCATACAAAGAACCCAGCGCTACGCTCTACCAGTTGCTCGGCACCATCGTTGAGGAAGGTCGCAGGTTCGCTGCCACAGCAGATATGAAGATTTCCGACATGAGTGCACAAGCACCTGTCGGTACGACGCTGGCTCTGTTGGAGCGGATGCTCAAGGTGATGAGTGCGGTTCAGGCTCGGGTCCACTTTGCGTTCAAACAAGAGTTGAAACTGCTCGCGGCGATCATTCGGGACTACACCGATGACGAGTATGACTATGAGCCGGTGGACGGCGTTCGCCGTGCCAAGCAGTCCGACTACGACATGGTGGAGATTATTCCCGTCTCTGATCCCAATGCGGCGACGATGTCTCAGAGAGTGGTGCAGTATCAGGCGGTGATCCAGTTGTCCCAGACTGCGCCTCAGATCTATGACATGCCCCAGCTTCACAGGCAGATGTTGGAGGTGTTGGGGATCAGGGATGCAGCCAAGCTCGTGCCAGTTGAGGACGACGAGAAACCCACCGACCCTGTGTCAGAGAACATGAACGCGATGAACCTCAAGCCGCTGAAGGCGTTCATATATCAGGATCACGAGGCACATATTGCGGTGCACATGAACGCTATGCAGGATCCGATCATCCAGCAGATGATTGGGCAGAACCCACAAGCCAACCAGATTGCCGCAGCCTTGCAGTCACACATTGCAGAGCACGTTGGGTTCGCATACCGGCGGCGGATCGAAGAGCAGTTGGGGATACCGTTGCCTGCTCCGGATGAGGAGATGCCAGAAGAGCTTGAGCTTCAAGTTTCGCGTCTGGTGGCTGAGGCGTCTAAGCGGGTGCTGGCAAATAGCCAAGCAGAGGTTGCTCAAAGACAGGCCATGCAGCAGGCACAAGATCCGATTGTGCAGATGCAGCAGGCAGAGCTTCAGATTAAGCAGGGTGAGTTGGCACTCAAGGAGAAAAAGATTGCCGTCGACGCCGCCGCTAGAGCTGACGAGCTTGCGCTTCGGGAAAAAGAACTCGCGGTCAAAGCCGCGCAAGCAGCAGACACGCTTAAGCAGAAAGGTGAGCTTGAGGGTATGCGCCTTGGCATCGATGTTGCCAAAACTAAAACCCAACCAAAAGGAGGTACTAACCGGTGATTCAAGCTTTCGCAGAGACCCTGCGCAAAAAGATCCGAGAGGATATGAACAACTACGCGGACGACTGCGCAGGCGGTGCGTGCCGTAGCTTTGAGGAGTACCAAAAACTCTGTGGCGTGATCCAAGGTCTGGCGCTCGCAGAGGCTCATTTACTTGACCTTGCAAAACGAGTGGAGGAGTCCAATGACTGAAGTGCTCGTGAGCATTTCAAAACGTCTTAGAGAAGAGCGCCAGAAGATGATGGAGGATTTGGCTGATGGCAAAGCTGAAAAGCACGCGGAATACCAATATCACTGCGGTGTTATGCGTGGATTGTTAATTGCCAACAACATTCTTGCCGAAACGGCAGAAAGGCTTGCGAAACAAAATGGATGAACAAACTCAACAAGCAACTCAGTTGCCGAAACCTACAGGCTGGAAACTCCTGTGTGCAATACCAGAAGTAGAAGACAAATTCTCCGGTACGGATCTTTTGAAACCGGATGCGCTTACCAAAGTTGAAGAGCACAGCACAATCGTTCTGTTTGTTATTTCAATGGGAGCAGACGCATACAAAGACACCGCTAAGTTCCCAGCAGGGGCGTGGTGTAAAGAAGGTGACTTTGTGTTAGTTAGGGCTTACTCTGGTACACGTTTTAAGATCCACGGACGAGAGTTCAGGCTGTTGAATGACGATCAGGTTGAAGCGGTCGTTGAAGATCCACGTGGTTACTCACGCGCATAAGGAGCACAAAATGGCAGACGGATACAAATTTCCAGATGAAGTAGAAAACAAGAATGACGAGATTGAAGTCGAAACTGAAGAATCAGATATTGAATTAGAAGTTATCGACGATACCCCTCCCGAAGACCGTGGTCGCAAGCCACTGGATCGGGAAGTTGCTGACCCATCGGACGAGGAAATCGCAGAGTACAGCGACAAAGTCCAAAAGCGGATGAAAGAACTGACACACGCCCGTCACGACGAGCGCCGTGCCAAAGAAGCCGCTTTGCGGGAGCGAGAAGAAGCTGCCCGGTTGGCCCAACAGCTATTTGAAGAGAACAGGCGTTTGAAGGATCAGTACAACGCTGGCTCCGCTTCGTACCAAGAAGTCGTGCAATCTAAGGCTGAGATGGAGCTTCAGATGGCACGTCAAAAGCTCAAGGAAGCACAGGAAAGTTATGACACCGACCAGATTATTGCGGCGCAAGAAGAATTGGCGGCTGCTCGGTACCGGTTGGAATATGCAAAAACTTTTAAACCAAGTGCTTTACAAACCCAAAATGAAGAGGTATATAATCAATCAACGCCGCAAGCACAGCCTGCACCACAGGTATCTCTCAGTGATGAAGATATTCGGTGGCAAACCCGGAATCCGTGGTTTGGTCAGGATGATGAGATGACCGCTCTTGCTTACGCGGTGCACAAAAAATTGGTCGAGTCCGGGGTGAAAGCCGGTACTTCTAACTACTACGAGCGCGTTGACGCTCGCATGCGTGAGGTGTTTCCCGATTATTTCGGCGAGACAAGGAAACAGGAACCGAAACGCCCGGCAACCGTTGTTGCTGCCCCAACCCGTACTGCGGGTAAGAAGAAGGTCTCACTGACCAAATCCCAAGAGGCAATTGCTCGCCGTTTGGGTCTTACCAATGAACAGTATGCCCGTGAAGTCCTTAAACTTACTTCGGAGTCCTAACCATGTCTGGAAGAATTAGTCGTGATAGCGGTGAGCAAGAGCGCACCCCAAGAAACCTTCAAACACGTGAGAGCAACACTCGTGCAGTCTATGTGCCGCCGAGTTCTCTTCCGTCACCTGACCCTCAACCGGGTTGGAGCTTTCGTTGGATTGCTACGGCAGTTTTAGGCCAAGCTACTCCACAGAATGTTTCCAAAAAGACCCGTGAAGGCTGGGAGCCGGTAAGGGCTGTTGACCACCCCGAGTTAATGCTCGCGCCTGACAAAAACGGCAATGTGGAAGTTGGTGGTTTGATGTTGTGCAAAATGCCATCAGAAATGGTTGGAGCACGCAACGACTACTACCAAACACAAGCCAAAGCCCAAATGGAGTCTGTAGATAACAACTTCATGCGGAATAATGACCCCCGCATGCCATTGTTCAGCGAGACTAAATCCTCAACGACAAAGGGTGTGGGATTCGGAAATGGTTCTAAATAACTTTTAAGCGAGGTAATAAAATGGCTTATCCTACCGTTCAAGCCCCTAACGGGCTTCTACCGATCAATTTGATCGGCGGTCAGGTGTTCGCTGGTGCTACTCGCCAAATCCCAATCGCTTCCGGCTATGCCACGAGCATCTTTTATGGTGATCCTGTCAAGCTGGTTGCTGCTGGTACTTTGGAGCGTGACACCCCCGACGCCGCAATGACCCCTGTTGGTGTTTTCCTTGGTTGCTCCTATACCGATCCTACGTTCGGTAAGGTCTTCCGTCAGTACTACCCGGCTAGCACTGCTGCTTCGGACATCATGGCTTTTGTTCAGGATGACCCCGATGCGCTGTTCCAAGCCGTGGCTGTCTCTGGCACCACTGTAGTGGCTGCATTTGGTCGCTCAATCGTCGGTAACAACGTTGCCATGGTTGATAACACCGGAAGCACCACCACGGGTAACTCCGCCGCTGGTGTTAGCGATCCTGCAACTACTGATACTCTCCCCTTGCGGGTGATTGACGTGGTTCCTGATACCGCTATTATCACGACCCAAACTGCCACCACTTCTTCTGGAAGCACCTCCGTTACGCTGTCCGCAGCTAACGCAGACATCCTGAAGTTCATGGGCATCTCTGGTACCGGCATTGCCGCTGGAACCACTGTGTCGGCTATTTCTGGAACCTCGTTGACTCTGTCTGCTAACGCTACCGCTTCCGGTACCGTGACGCTGACTTTTGTCGGCTACCCACAAGTAATCTGCAAGTGGAACGTACCCAGTGTTGCCAGCTTGGTCGGTGGTCATCAATATCTCAACCCCACTGGCGTATAAGGAGCAACTTAAATGGCTATTTCACGCGCACAACTACTTAAAGAACTCCTTCCCGGACTGAACGCTTTGTTTGGTATGGAATATGCACGCTACGGCGAAGAGCATAAGGAGATTTACGAGACCGAGACCTCCGAGCGTTCGTTCGAAGAAGAGACCAAGCTTTCTGGTTTCTCCGCCGCTCCTGTCAAAAACGAAGGTTCTGCCATCGCTTATGACAACGCTCAAGAGGCTTATACCGCTCGCTATACGCACGAGACCATCGCTCTTGGCTTCTCGATCACCGAAGAGGCGATTGAGGACAACCTGTACGACAGCTTGTCTGCTCGTTACACCAAGGCTCTGGCCCGTGCTATGGCTTATACCAAGCAGGTTAAGGCTGCTGCCGTTCTGAACAATGGCTTCGATTCCGCCTTCCCCGGTGGTGACGGACAACCCCTGTTCTCAACTGCGCACCCCTTGGTTTCCGGTGGTGTTAACTCCAACGAGCCTGCTACGCCTGCCGACCTGAACGAGACTTCTCTTGAAGCCGCCGTTATTCAGATCGCTGCGTGGACGGACGAGCGTGGTCTCCTGATCGCTGCTAAGCCCCGTAAGCTCATTGTTCCTCCTTCGCTGATGTTCGTTGCAACCCGCCTCCTTGAGACCGAGTTGCGCGTCGCTACTGCTGACAACGACATCAACGCGCTGCGTAACAACGGGTCGATTCCCGAGGGCTACACCGTTAACCACTTCCTGACGGATACCGATGCTTGGTTCCTGACCACGGACGTGCCCAACGGTCTGAAGCACTTTGTTCGTACTCCGCTCCAGCAGTCAATGGACGGAGATTTCGACACCGGCAACGTGCGTTACAAAGCACGTGAGCGCTATTCCTTTGGGTTCAGCGACCCACTTGGAATGTTCGGTTCGCCGGGAGCGTAAGCTCTGTTGTGAGAAAGGGGGGTTGCAAAACCCCCCTTTTGTTGTATTCTTTAAGTACCAAGATTTTTACCCGTACAGACTGGCTTGGCAGACGTAGTAGAGACGGTACGGGGATGTGCTACTACACGAAAGGTTTAACATGGCTATCACCACGTTTTCGGGGCCAGTGTCGTCCCAAAATGGCTTCATTGGCGGTACTTCTACCGACCCTATTGCCGTAACCACGGCTTCCAACGTTTCTTCTTCCTACGTTACTGCGTCAAATACGACTGGCGACGTTCGACTGAATTACTCCCGTCTTGACTTTACCTCGACTGGTTCTGGCGAGACATTCCGTGCCTTAACTCGCGTGACTGGTGCTGGTGCTGCTACTGGCGGTACCGTTAACGGTGCTCACATTTCTTTGTCGATCAACGGCTCGGGCACCATTTCTGGTGCTGGTAACGCTCTTCGCGTGACCCTTGGTGGAAGTTCTACCGCTCCCGGCGGTACGATTTCTGCAATTCAACTCGACTCTGACTTCGCTTCTGGCGGATCTTGGTCAGGTGCTACATACCTGCGTTGTACCAATAGCGGTACTGGTACGGTTGGCGCGCTCCTTCGCGTTCCTGCTCCTGCTGTCGCTGGTGTGTTCCGTGCTGCGGTAGGTTCGCCTAGTGTTACTCACACAATTCCCGTGATTAGTGACAACGGAACAACCTACTACATCATGTGTAGCACGGTTGCGTAATGCAAATAACTAAAGACTATTTGCTAGCGGAGATCCAAAACATGGAGAGGCAACGAGATCACGCACATGACGTGGCGGTTGCTTCTCAAGCGGCAATAGACACCCTTCGGGCGGTGTTGAGTCGTTTGGATCTCCCGGAACCAGAACCGGAGAGCACAAATGCCAACGATGCAATATGACGTACTAGCAACTAAACCGCTTACGTCTACAGGTAATTTTTTAGACCAACAAAACAACGCCATCCAGCGTGCACGGATCAAAACGATCTATGCAATTAATGGTACGGATGCTGGCTCAGTTGTTATCCGCGAAGGTGGAAGCGGCGGTAAGATCCTCGCTACGATTAATACGGCGGCTAGTACTACTGCGGGATACACAATTATTCCGATGCCGGGTGAAGGAATCCTATGCGAGTCAGGTCTGCATGGGACTGTTACTAACACCACGTCGATGACTCTCATCTACGGATAAATCATGGCAAAGACTCCTGCGTGGCAACGTAAAGAGGGCAAAAACCCCAAAGGCGGTTTGAACGCCAAGGGGCGTGCTTCTTACAATAAAGCCAATCCGGGTAAACCCGGACTAAAAGCACCGCAACCAGAAGGTGGTCCACGCAGAGATTCTTTCTGCGCCCGGATGAAGGGTATGAAGAAGAAATTGACTTCAGCCAAAACAGCCAACGACCCCAACAGCCGCATCAATAAATCATTGAAAGCGTGGAATTGCTAAATGGAGATGATGCTATGGAATGTCGTGTTGAGCGCGATAGTAGGGGTGATGGTGTTCATGCTTAAGGGCAAGTTTGACGAACTCCAACGTCTCAGCATCCTGTTAAACAGAACTAGAGAGGAGGTGGCCCGTGACCACATTACTCGTGCAGAAGTTAGACAAGATCTGGAAAAAATTCGTGAACACTTCGACAGCGGTTTTGACCGGCTTGAGAAGAAAATTGATGCGCTTGCGCAACGGAGATAAGTGATGGCTGAGAAATCTGAACGTACCAAAAAGCTTGAAGAAGCCAAGATTGAAGATGACCCGCTTTACGTGAAGCGAGCAATACGGGGTCTAGGTGTTGGCATGAGTCGTGCGGCTGACAAGATGGGTTTTACCCAAGACGAGAAGAAGGAAGAACCAGTTAAAAAAGCAAAAGGCGGTATGGTGTCGGCGTCTAAACGCGCTGATGGGTGTGCAATTAAAGGCAAAACGAGAGGAAAAATGGTATGAACGAGAACAAAATGATGAAGAAAGTAGGCCGTGGTATGGCTAAAGCGGACATGCAGAAAGTTGCTGGCAAAGCTGTTAAGGGCCACGAGAAGCGTATGCATGGTGCCAAAAAGGGCGGCATGATCGGTGCCTCCAAAATGGGTGCTGTTAAAACTGCCGCTCCTAGCCGTGATGGCATTGCCATGAAAGGCAAAACCAAAGGCAAAATGGTCCGCATGATGGGCGGCGGGAAGTGCTGAGATGATGGCTTCACGCGGGATGGGTGCTATACGCGCCTCTAAAATGCCGAAGGCCAAGACGATTACCCGCAAGGATAATCCGAACAAGGTCAAGGTGTTTAAAGACGGTGGTGAGTCCCGCGTAAACGAAGCTGGCAACTACACCAAACCGGGTATGCGCAAATCGCTCTTTGAGAAGATCAAAGCGGGAGGTAAAGGCGGTGCTCCGGGGCAGTGGTCAGCCCGTAAAGCACAAATGTTGGCGATGCAATACAAGAAAGCTGGCGGTGGGTACCGAGATTGAAAGCTCCTCAGAAAAGTCTGAAAGACTGGACTGCTCAAAAGTGGCGAACTAAAAGTGGAAAACCTTCTACTCAAGGTTCAAAGGCTACAGGCGAGCGGTATCTCCCCGAGGCGGCTATCAAGAATCTGTCTGCTTCTGAGTACGCGGCGACAACCAAAGCCAAAAGAGCAGGAAAAGCAGCCGGTAAGCAGTTTGTTAAACAACCCAAAACCATAGCAAAGAAGACAGCGAGGTTCAGATAATGGCTAAGTTTCCAGACCTAACCGGCGACGGCGAAGTAACCAAAAAAGACATTCTCAAAGCCCGTGGTGTCGAGGGTTTTAAAAAGGGTGGCAGTACAAAGTGGATTCAGGAAGCCGTTAAAAAGCCCGGTGCTTTGCGTCAGTCGCTTGGTGTTAAGAAGGGTGAGAAGATCCCCGCTGGCAAACTAGCGGCTGCGGCTAAAAAGCCCGGTAAGATGGGTCAACGTGCCCGTCTGGCTCAGACTCTTAAGAAGATGAAATGACCACTTCCGGCACCGCATCATTTAATCTTGATCTTAGCGAAATCGTTGAAGAAGCGTTTGAGCGTTGCGGCTCGGAACTTCGCACGGGCTACGATCTCAAAACAGCAAGGCGCAGTCTCAATCTTTTGTTTGCCGACTGGGCGAACCGGGGCATCAACCTCTGGACGATTGAGCAGGGTCAGATCTCGCTGGTTCAAGGGCAAGTTACATACAACCTCCCGGTTGATACAGTCGATCTCCTAGAGCACGTAATTCGTACCGATGCTGGGAACGTTGCTAACCAAGCTGACCTGACCATTACTCGTATTAGTGTTTCTACCTACGCTACGATCCCCAACAAATTAGCGCAGGGTCGACCGATCCAAGTCTGGGTAAACCGGCAGTCTGGAGCAACTGAACCTGATAATTTTGTACCTCCGGGACCAGAAATTAACTATCCAACAATTAATGTTTGGCCCGCTCCGAATCAGTCTAACTTCTACACCTTTGTTTATTGGCGTTTACGCAGAATTCAAGACGCTGGGTCTGGTGGTGAGAAGACGATGGACATTCCTTTCCGATTCCTCCCCTGCTTGGTGGCTGGGTTGTCGTACTACTTGGCGCTAAAAATTGCCGATGCACTCCCGAGGTTGGAGATGCTCAAGATGCAGTACGACGAGGCTTGGGAGTTGGCGGCTTCTGAGGACCGGGAGAAAGCCCCGGATCGGTTGGTCCCACGACAGATGTTTATAACGTGATATGGGCAACAGGTTCGCTTCCGGTCGGATTGCTATCGCGGAGTGCGATAGGTGTGGGTTTCAGTACCAACTAAAGTATTTACGCACGCTAATAATCAAGACCAAAAACGTCAATTTGCTGGTCTGCCAGACATGTTGGGAGCCAGATCAGCCACAGTTGCAGTTGGGTATGTACCCGGTCGATGATCCCCAAGGTCTGAGAAACCCAAGACCTGATACGACGTACACACAGGCTGGTACGACTGGCTTGCAGATTGATTCTGGCGGTGGTCCTTTGGGTAGCGGAAACCCCTCTGGAGGAAGTAGAATCATACAATGGGGGTGGGCACCGGTCGGTGGCAGTAGAGCAAACGACGACGGGCTTACTCCAAATAACTTGGCGCTAAGCATTTCGCTTGGCACCGTGACCGTAGCAGTAACTTAAGGAGTCAAATATGAGCGCCCCTGATAAATGCACTTTCTTCCCAGCCGAGACCAAAGATCCGATTGGGAAATACAAACAGCCCGAAACTTACACCGGTGATACCGGTAATAATGGCTACCCGAACAATGTCGCTAATACACAAACTGTTAAAACACGTGGTTGCGGCGCAGCAACAAAAGGCTGCAATTCTTCTACGAAACTGGGATAAGTTGTGAACTACACCGCTCTGTTCGAGACGATTAAGGGGTATGTTGAAAACGACTTCCCCAATACTCAGTATGGCGACCCAACGGCTGCTAGCAGTAACTTTACGTCTAAAGAACAGGTTGATACGTTCATTCAACAGGCTGAGCAGCGTATTTACAACTCGGTTCAGTTTCCTTCAATTCGTAAGAATGTAACTGGCCCAACCATAGCCAATAATAAGTACTTATCTGGACCTACTGATTTTCTTGCTGTCTATTCAATGGCGGTAATTGACGGGGATGGTAACTACGAGTACTTGTTAAACAAGGACGTTAACTTTATTCGGGCTGCTTATCCAAGCCCTACGTCTACAGGTATTCCTCAGTATTACGCTTTATTTGGCCCTACGACTACAAATACATCGCCACCGGTAGTAACTAATGAACTATCTTTTATTCTCGGACCGACTCCAGACGCCATTTATAATATTGAGCTTCATTATTACTACTACCCTGAGTCTATCGTTACTGCTGGTACTACTTGGCTTGGTGATAATTTTGACTCCGTATTACTTTATGGCTCGCTGCTGGAAGCCTATACGTACATGAAGGGTGAGGCTGACGTTATTGCTGTTTACGATAAGCGATACAACGAAGCTCTTGCTCTGGCTAAACGTCTTGGTGATGGTATGGAGCGCAGCGATGCTTACAGGTCTGGTCAGATGCGTATGCCGAACCTTCCTCAAAATAGAGGGGTTATCTAAGTGGCCTTCACGGGTAATTTCACCACTAATGTATTTAAAGTCGGGCTATTAAACGGTGATTTTGATTTTGCCGTTGATACGTTCAAGATCGCTCTTTATACAAACTCAGCCACGTTAGATGCTAGTACGACTGCATATACGACTACTGGAGAAGTAGTGGCTTCTGGTTATACGGCTGGTGGTAATACTCTTACTGTTACCCAAGGTATTTCAAGTGGCACGGCGTATGTGTCATTTAGCACGGTGTCGTGGTCCGGTGCCTTTACTGCTAGAGGCGCTTTGATTTATAAGTCCGGGGGTTCTAATCCTGCTGTTTGTGTTTTAGACTTTGGATCAGATAAAACATCAACTACGACGTTCACGGTAACGTTTCCGACAGCGTCTGCTACAGATGCTTTAATTCGACTTTCTTAAAGGAGTATGTGATGGAAAACAAGGCAAAAAGTACCGATAGCGTCGCTAGCTCGGTTACTCAGTTTAAAGATTTTAACGAAGGCGCTCGTGGTGGTGGCACGTTCCACTTCCAGTGCTTTGACAAAGATGGCAACCTTAAGTGGGAAGATTCTGCCAAGAACCTCGTGGTCAACACGGGTCTTCAGGACATGAACACCAAGTACTTCAAAGGCGTTTCTTATAGCGCTGCTTGGTATATCGGTCTGGTTCAAGGCCCTGCTTCTGGTAACACTTATGCCGCTGGCAATACTTTGGCTTCTCACGCTGGCTGGACTGAGGACACCAACTATTCTGGTGGCAACCGTGCTACTGCTACTTTTGGCACTGCAACAACGGCTGATCCTTCGGTTATTGATAACTCCGGTTCGGTTGCTGTGTTCAGTATCACAGGCACGACGACAATTGCTGGTGCGTTTTTGACCACCACGCAAAGTAATTCCAGCACTTCTGGTCTCCTGTTCTCGGTTTCTAACTTCACCGGCGGTGATCGCTCTGTTATTAACGGTGACACCCTGAACGTGACATATCAATTTAGTCTTGCCGACGCATAAGGAATTCAAAATGGCTACGCAATTTACTAAAAACCAAACAGTCCGGGTCAAAACTGTTGTCCCCCAAGGGGCTGTTCAAGCCCTCCGTATGGATGAGGATGGCGTGGTGTACTGCCTCCTGACTTGGACGGATGTCAACGGTATCTCCCAAACTCGCTGGTTTGCTGAATCTGATTTAGAAGCAGTCTAGGGGTAAGCCTTGTTCGGTTACGCCGCCTTTGCTGAAGCCCCTTTTGCAGCGCTAGCCGAGGCAGGTGAGGTATACGACGTTGCGGTTTCTGAGGGGGCTACTGGAGCCGACAGTGTAGTTGGACTGCTTATACTGGGTTTGGCTATTGCTGAGGCTTCAGCGGCTAATGACTCGGTGGTTGCCCAAGTTGATTTTGTTGGGGCGGTTGCCGAAGCGGCAGAAGGTAACGACACGGTTGTATCCATTGCGGTGCAAAACGTTGCGGTAAACGAGAGTGCCGAAGGAAACGACGCTTCAAGTTCGACTGTTTCACGGGTTGGCGCAGTTGCAGAAGCCGGGGCTATAGTAGATCAAGCTAGCGACACAATTGCGTACCCGGTGATGTTTGCTGAAACGGCAAGTGCCAATGATGCAGTAGCGCTGACGTTGACTAGGGCTGGTGCGATTGCTGAAGCTGGAGATGCAGCGGATACAACGATTGGTGAGCGTGAGATTCCGGGGATTATTGAGGAAGCCGCAGAAGGAAACGACGTACTTGCAGCAGACTACATTTTTGCTGGGACTGTGTCCGAAGTAGCTGAGGCAGCAGATGTAGTTACCGGGCTTGGAGATTTGGTTGGTGCTATTTCTGAAGCTGCGGAAGCAACTGTTGTTACTCTTGGCAATATTGATTACGTTATTACAGTATCTGAAGGTGCATCGGGAATGGACGTTACGCTTCGCAGGCTTCAGTGGGAATTGATTGATACGTCGGATGGCGTCAACTGGCAGACGATCCCGACCTTGAACTAGGAGTACGAAATGCCCTTGGTTGTTAAAGACAGAGTTAAAGTAACCAGCACAACTACAGGCACGGGCACTTTTACCCTCGGGTCTGCTGCTGAAGGCTTCCAGTCGTTCTCAGTCATCGGGAACGGAAACCAAACCTACTACACCATATCGGACGGAACTGACTGGGAGGTAGGGATTGGTACGTATACATCGTCAGGCACTACTCTTAGCCGTGACGTTATTTTAGAATCGAGCAATTCAGGCAGTGCTGTTGACTGGCCTGCTGGTGATAAAGATGTGTTCGTGACCTACCCAGCAGAAAAGGCTGTG